ACTCAGAGCAGGACATCCTCAACGGTAACTTCGAGGTGTTCGAGAAGGCTTATCAGTGGTTCCGGTTCGGTGCACGGACACGTCTCATGCCCGGAGGCCGCGTGGCCGTCGTAGCTACAAGATGGCATCAGGCGGATCTCATAGGCCGGCTGATCGATGACATGAAGAAGCCCGACGCTGATCAGTATCACGTGATTGAGTTTCCAGTGATCTTGAACGAGGGGGAGCCGGACGAGAAGGCTCTGTGGCCTGAGTTCTTTCCGCTTACGTCGCTCAAACGGACTAAGGCATCGATGCCGTTGTTTCAGTGGAACGCGCAGTTCATGCAGCGGCCCACGTCGGAAGAGGCTGCGTTGCTCAAGCGGGAGTGGTGGCAGGACTGGCCGCACGACGAGCCGCCAGACTGTGAGTATTTAATTATGTCGTTGGACGCCGCCGCAGAGAAACACAACCGGGCGGACTATAGTGCCTTGACTGTTTGGGGTGTGTTTTGGAACGACAAGTGGGAGAGCGACGAGGACTACCACCCGGACAACGAGATGCCGCCGCGGTTCAAGAAAACTATCGGTGCATACAACGTGATACTGCTGGATGCGATAAAAGAGCGTCTCGAGTTCCCTGAGCTTAAGCGGCGGGTGATGTCCGAGTATCGCAGTTATGAGCCTGATTCGTTTATTGTGGAGAAAAAGTCGTCAGGTGTTGCTCTGTATCAGGAATTTCGTAGAATGGGTCTGCCGGTGTCAGAGTTCACTCCACATAGGGGCACGGGTGACAAAGTAGCTCGCGTGAACTCAGTTTCCGATATAATCAGTAGTGGTCTTGTTTGGGTTCCAAGAACAGCTTGGGCAGAAGAGTTGGTAGAAGAGTGTGCGGCGTTTCCTTTTGGTCGTCACGATGACCTTGTTGACTCTACGGTTATGGCGCTGATGAGGTTCAGGAAAGGTGGTTTCTTACAGCTACCATCTGACGAGCCCGACGAGATAGAATACTTTCGACGCAAAACCAAGAGATACTACTAAATGAAAATCGACGGCGACAGCGACAGCGACTACCAGATCGAGATATTGGAAGACGGTGGCGCGGAGATCACTTTAAGCTCTCTCTTGTCTGAAATGGAGGAGATCCCGTTCGGTGGTAACCTCGCCGAGAACATGGAGGAAGGTGACCTCAATTCGTTGGCCAATGATTTAGTGGCTTTGGTTGAGGCGGACATTCAGTCACGCAAGGACTGGGTAAACACCTACGTTCGCGGTCTGGACATTATTGGTTTCAAATACGAGGCGCGCTCAGATCCGTGGCAGGGTGCTTGTGGCGTCTACTCAACGATACTGGCCGAAGCCGCGGTGCGGTTCCAAGCTGAGACAATCATTGAGACATTCCCTGCCGCCGGCCCGGTCAAGACTAAGATTCTTGGTGAAGAGACCCGGGAGAAAGTCGAGGCTGCTGAGCGTGTCCGCGAGGATATGAACTACCAGCTGACGGAGCGGATGACTGAGTACCGGCCTGAGCATGAGCGCATGTTGTTCAGTTTGGGTCTGGCAGGGTCGGCGTTCAAGAAGGTCTACTACGATCCGCGTTGGAAGCGTCAGGTGTCTATCTATGTGCCGGCGGAAGAAGTCATCGTGCCTTACGGTGATTCTAACATCGAGCATGCTGAGCGCGTGACACATCTGATGCGCAAAACCGAGAACGAGCTGTCTGACTTACAGGCCGCTGGGTTTTATCGCGACATCGATCTTGGTAAGCCGGTGCTCTACCACACGGATATTGAGGAAGCGAAGGCGGATCTTGACGGGTTTGAGCTTACTGACCACGACAACCGCTACTGTATCTACGAAATTCACGCTGATCTTGTTATTGATGGGTTGGAAGACGGCGATTTGCCAAAACCTTACGTAATCACGATCGACAAATCGACTACCGAAGTACTGGCGCTGCGCAGAAACTGGGTAGAAGACGACGATACTAATAAAAAGCGCAACCATTTTGTCCATTATTGCTATATCCCGGGCTTTGGTTTCTATGGGTTGGGCCTGATTCACTTAATTGGCGGCTACGCCGAGGCTGGAACGTCGCTAATTCGTCAATTAATTGACGCTGGAACCTTGTCTAACCTCCCCGGAGGCTTAAAAAGCCGAGAATTGCGTCAAAAAGGTGAGGATACGCCGATTGGACCCGGTGAGTGGCGGGATGTTGACGTGCCAAGCGGGTCGATTCGTGACCATTTGTTACCTCTACCCTATAAAGAACCGTCCCAGACACTATTGACGCTGTTGGACAGGGTTACGGCAGAAGGGCGGCGGTTAGGTGCTGTTTCGGACATTCAGGTGTCCGATATGAGCGCAAACGCTCCGGTGGGTACGACTTTGGCGCTTTTGGAGCGCACTTTAAAGCCCATGACGGCAGTTCAGGCGCGCGTGCACTACGCCATGAAGCAGGAATTTAAGCTTCTCAAGGCGATTGTGGCCGAACATGCCCCGGAACAGTACGATTATGCACCCACTACAGGGGCCACAACTGCTCGAAAATCAGACTATTTGATGGTCGAAATCATCCCTGTTAGTGACCCAAATAGCTCCACAATGGCCCAAAGAGTGGTGCAATACCAAGCTGTATTGCAGATGTCGCAGCAGGCACCGCAGATTTACAACCTCCCCAACCTGCATCGTCAGATGATTGAGGTCATGGGGGTTAAAGAAGCTGAAAAGATTGTTCCGATTGAAGACGATCAAACGCCGTTAGACCCGGTTTCCGAGAATATGCGCATGCTCAAGATTGAGCCCCTCAAAGCGTTTATTTATCAGGACCACCAAGCGCACATCGCTGCGCATATGGCGTTCTTGCAAGATCCTATGATTATGCAAGGAATTGGTCAGAATCCGCAGGCCAAGCAGATGATGGCCTCGATGCAGGCGCACATTGCCGAGCATATTGGCTTCGACTATCGCAGTCAGATGGAGCAGAAACTCGGAGCGCCGTTGCCCCCACCCGGGCAGACACTTCCCCCGGAAATCGAGGTACAGCTCTCTCGAGCCGTGGCCGACGGTGGCCGGCAGCTCACGCAGCAGCACCAGCAGCAGGCTGCACAGCAGAAAGCCCAGCAGGAAACACAAGACCCGCATCTTCAGTTGCAGCGCCAGTCTGAAGAGACCAAGCGCATGGAGACGGAGCGTAAGGCCCAGAAAGACCAGATGGACGGTCAACTCCGCGCTGAAGAGCAGCGCCGCAAGCGCACCAAGGACTTGGTTGATTCGCAGTTACGTAAGGAAGAAATCGCCGATGATCGGCGCGAAACGGATCTGGAAGCTATGCGCAACAACATTAAGCTTCAGAACGAACGTCGGGCACTCGATGACAGAATCGATCTCGACCGCATGAAGACCCTAATAGATCAGGAGCGAGTAGAAAATGAGCGTGTTCGAAGCACTCCAACAGATACTGATTGATAAAGAGGACTTGCTTAAATCAGCTCTTTATTCAAACCAAATTGCTGATATGGAAACGTATCGGTATACGACAGGTCAGTTACGTGGGCTAGCAGTTGCTCGCAACGTAATATCTGATCTTGAATCCTCGCAATATGAGAGCGAAAACGATGACTGAAGCACCTTTGGATATTCCCATCGACGCAGAACCTTTGCCGATGGACGATCTTAAAGAGGAGATGATCCCTATTCCGGTTGGGTACCATTTGCTTATTAAGATGCCTGAAGTTGAACAGACTTTTGGCGGTAGTTTGAAACTTCTTAAGACCACGGAGACCGTCCGCCACGATACCGTTTTGAACATGGTGGGTTTGGTATTGGATGCTGGTGATGACGCCTATGGTGACAAAACCAAGTTCCCGAACGGTCCGTGGTGCAAGGTCGGCGATTACGTGATGTTCCGATCAAACAGCGGAACCCGGTTTAAGATCAGCGGTCAAGAGTTTCGGTTGCTCAACGATGACTCTGTTGAAGCGGTTGTTAAAGACCCTTCAGCCATTACTCGTGTTAATTGAGGAACACTGCCATGCCAAGACAAGAAGTAGGACGCGCCGAGTTTGAGCGAGAATTTGGTGAAAGCGCTACTGAAACACAAATCGACATCGAGCCTTCGTCAGCAAGACCGCTATTTTCGAAGTCGAACGACGGTGAAGTGGAAGTCGATATTTCCGATGACGTTGTCGAGACCAAAAAAGAGAAGGTTGCTCCTAAGCCGGACGTTGAAGATTCGGTGGAGATCGACATTGAGGACGATACACCTGAAGTTGACCGTGGACGTAAAAAGTCAGATCCTCCGGAAGAAGTAACCGAAGATGAGCTGGAGAACTATTCTGATAAGGTTCAGCAGCGGATCAAACACTTCACAAAGGGGTATCACGACGAGCGCCGCGAGAAGGAGCGCGCTGCCCGGGAACGTGACGAGGCCATCGAGTATGCTCGTAAAATCCTTGATGAGAATAACAAGCTCAAGGGTAACTACGGCAAGACACAGACGGTAGCGCTTGATCAGGCTAAGCGAATAGCCACAAGCGAGATCGACGCCGCGCGCATTGAATACAAGAAAGCGTATGATGACGGTAACGGCGATGCGCTGCTGGAGGCTCAACAGAAACTCAACAGCGCGCAGATAAAACTCGATCGAATTTCACAGATCAAGTTACCTCCTTTACAGGAAGAGCAAAAGTCTGTACAAGGTGAGTCAGAAGCCACTCCACGACAGGAGACTAGACAACAGCCCCAGCCTGAGCGAGTCAGTGTAGACCCAAGAGCAGGCGAGTGGGCAGATGAGAATAAATGGTTTGGTAAAGACGAGGAAATGACTGTTTTTGCCCTCGGAGTCCACCAGAAAATGGTGCGAGAGGGAGTCGACCCAACCAGTGATGAATACTACGAGAGGTTAAACTCACGTATGCGAGAGATCTTCCCCGGGCAACTTGGGAAGAAGGAGCAAAGTCAATTTAGGCAAAAGGATACTGAGAATGTTGTTGCGCCTGCTACGCGGAGTCAAGCTCCCAAGCGGTACACGCTGACAAAATCTCAGGTTCAAATCGCTAAACGACTGGGTCTCCCATTAGAGGTGTACGCTAAACAAGCTGCGGAAGAACAGAGGAAAGAACGAAATGGTTGATCAAGTGGATAATACGGAAGAGCAGGGTCAAAATCGCACAACACGCGAGGCGAAAACTCGCGATGCTGAAAAACGGACTGCCCAATGGGTGCGTCCAGAAGTGCTGCCCAACCCTGAACCTGTTGACGGCTATGTGTATCGCTACGTGCGAGTTCATATGGCCGGCCAGAATGACGCCATGAATGTCTCCTCGAAATTACGTGAAGGTTGGGAGCCCGTAAAGGCCAAGGACCACCCCGAGATCCAGATGTCAGTCGTTGAGAACGAACGTTTCAAAGACAACATTATGATCGGAGGTTTACTCCTTTGCCGGGCTCCAGTCGAATTGGTTGAACAACGCGAAGAGTTCTATCGCCAGCGAGCGAAGAACCAGATGCAGGCCGTCGACAACAACCTTATGAGGGAAAACGATCCGCGGATGCCGTTGTTTAACGACAGCAAGTCCCGGGTAACTTTTGGAAAAGGTTAGGAGTAAAGCCAAATGGCATATCCGACTATAGAAGCGCCTTATGGCCTTCGCCCGATCAATTTGATCGGTGGTCAGCCGTACTCTGGTTCTACCCGTCTAATTCCTATTGCCTCTGGCTATGCTACTAACATCTTCTATGGTGATCTTGTTAGGCTCGTAGCTGCTGGTACTTTGGAAAAAGACGCGGGAACAGCCACTGCTACGCCTGTTGGGGTGTTCATGGGATGTGAATACACAGACCCGAACACGAAGCAATTACTATTCAGTCAGTATTTTCCGGCAAGCACTGCCGCTGATGACATTCGCGCCTATGTCGTTGACGATCCGAACGCTCTGTTCAAAGTCGCTCACGTATCTGGTACGACGGTTATCGCTGGTGTTGCACGACTGGTCGTTGGCAGCAATGCCGCGCTGGTTCAAAACGCAGGTACTACATCGACTGGCAATTCGGCCGTGGCTGTTTCTGGCGTCGCGACAACTAACACTTTGCCAATGCGCATCGTAGACGTTGTCCCAGACACCAAGACCACCGCTGGTACTTTCGTAGAGTTGATCGTAAAG